TTTTTGCGGGGGATCCGAGGAGGCTTCGCGCTGGAGATATCCTCCTTGAGATCACCCATCCGATCTTCCAACCAGTTAGCCGTGTCCTTGCCGAGAGAAGACCAATTGATACCGAAGATGCCCGAGGCCGCCTCCGCGACCTCACCCTGAAATTTCTTAACAGGGATCCCGGCTTCAACGGAACGCCTTTCAGCGTCCTTGAGTTTAGCCTCGACGGGAGCAAGCAGCTTTGCCCGCTCGGATTCAGAACGAGCGCGTTCGGCTTCCGCCTGGATGCGCTTAAGCTCCTCCATAGCGTTCTGCACTTGCTGAGTAACGAGTCGAAGCTCCTCATTGGCTTTAGCACCAGCGAGAGGAACCGTCTGCTGACGGGCCTGAATGTCCAGTTCCTTCAGAGACGCAGACGACAAAGCGTCTTTAGCCTCGGCCAGATTCTTCGAAGCCTGGGTGGAGTTCACCTCCAACTGGGATTCCATGGCCTTTTTCTGGATGTTCAAACCCTGCTGCTTCTGGAAACCCTCGACGGCCCGAGAGCCGATCTGCGATTGATCCGCAGCAGAGACGCCCCCTGGAACGGGGGCACCCTGAGAGTAAGCGAGCATTGGATTAAGACCAGCGGACTCTAGGTCCTTCACCGTCCATTGGTACCGGTGCTGGTACATTTTTTTCTGGCGTTGGTACTGCTGACGCGAAGAGTGATTACCTCCGATTAGGTCCATGCCGTACTTGGCACCCATTGAGGCCCACGCCCAGGCGGACATTAGAAGTGGTCCACGAGGCCCGGCACGCTGTACATCGGCAGCGGACGAGCGCACTTGTTGATGAAGAGACCATCCAGCAGGAACTGCTGACCGGTCTGTTCCGTGGTCGCAATGATACGGTCGACAGGCGGGTTGTCCTGGATGAACGTCGCATTAAGCGTCGGAAGCGCGGTGAACTTCTGAGCGAGATGCCAGATGTCTAGAGGCTGCGCGTAGGTCGACTTCAGATACCCAGTGATCAGCGAGGGCTTGTAACGAAGCTCCGCCCACCTTTCCTGGTAGCCGAACACCTCGTCATCCGTAGCGGTACCGGTGCAATAGATCTCACGGTTGTACACGGGCTGCTCGCCCAGGTGCGAGAACACAGGCCAATAGAAGTCGTACCGAGTCCGACGATTCCAAAACCGATTCATTCCCTGCTGGTAATTGAGATCGGCGCGAACAGAGATAAGCCCGAGAACAATGCCGTGTTCAGTGAACGACTGGCTGAAACCATGGTTGTGTGCGACTGCCGTACCGAATGCAGAGAGTGAGCCCGCAGGCGTACCACTGTAACCAGTAGACGAATCGTTAGCCGTGCCGGAAGTCTGCGCGATGGGGTTGATAGAGATCGCTGTAGAACCACCGCCCAAGTATTCAGGGCGCTGCAAACGCGCATCCGGAGACGTAACACCAAAATGGCTTTTAACAATTTCAGTGTAGCGAGTACCACCGCGCGCATCCCTCTCTAGCAAACGTTGAATCTGGAAAGCCTGACGAATCTGATTAATCGTAGAAGCCGTAGCCTGGGACAGGTCCGCATACAGGTTAGACGGGAAAACGTTGTTACCGGTCCCCAAGTTGGTAGCAGTGTTGAGAACGGTCGAAGTCGCCGGGGCGCCAATAGTCAAAGCGCCCGCGCCCGAAACGGCCGCCCCAGAAGTCTGACGCCACTGCAAAGCGGGCTGAGAGGTGGTGATATTCGTACCACCCGTGAGAACCGGAGCAGAACCACCGAGAGGCAGAGTGACCGGATCACCTTTCTGAGTCCACGGAAGACACGACGTGAAGTAATCATGCCTCTTGCCGCGACGAAGCAGAGTAAACGTACTGTTCGGATCCGGACCGTCCGTTTTCGGCACGGCCACCGACAACTGCAAGTTCTCGTCACGGAACCAGTCATTCCAAATCAGGTTGTAAGCACGCAGCGGCAACGACGAATGGGACACCGTGGCTCCTGCAGACACCTGCCCCGAAGTCGGGAGACCGAGATAGTCAAAGATCGTCGACGCCGCATAGCCACCAGACGGCGAAACACACTGCGGGATCAGATAGTCGATCGAGTCCGTGGGGTTGTCCTGTTGACCCATGAACCGCTGCCAGTTGTTCCACAGCAACCTGTTCGGACAGAAGAAGAAGAAACTCTCCAACGTCATGTTGTCGACGATGGGAACGATAGGCGTAGCCAGACGAGCGAACAGCGTAGCCTTGAGATTGAACGTGTCGCCCGGATAGACCTCCTCCATGTAGATCGGAATGAGGTAACCCGCATCAAACGTGGTCTTGTAGGACGACTCGATACGGAAGCCCGAACGCGGGATATCCGCACGCGGGACCATAGCGAAGTCATGGACATTGACAGAACGATTGCGATGCATTGCGAACTCCTTAGAAAAAAGAGGGGGCCGAAGCCCCCGAAGCACCCGACAGGATCAAACCTTGATTTTGAGATCCTTCCCGATCCCTACCATTTCGGGATTAACCGTCTCGAACGACCCGTTAGCGTCGTCGAACTCTCCGAGGTAGTACAGATCGAAGTCGTCCGGGTGCTGGTTCAACTGATTGTCCTGACTGACACGGTTGATCTCGTCCGAAAACGATCGGATCGCCGAGCCGACAGTGTTCGAATAGAAAGGCCGCCCGTACAGATCGGCGGCACGATCACGAATGCTAAACACCTTGTATCGCATTGTTGGATTCCTTGTAGAAACGCTCCTTAGCGTGGGCACATTCCTCACGAACTAGGAGCCTATCGGGAGTGTGATTCTCTGAGTTAGACATTGCGGCTTGAAACCTCTCGAACTGATGTGACTCTAGTACCTCATGCGCTATTACCTCCATGTGAGTATCGAAGAAACGGGGAATGGGTTTGACCTTGCCGTCTATAACCATCCCGCCAGAAGAAGACTCGTACAGATCACGCCAATAACGACGAAGCCAACTGAGGCCGATACCGCCGAGACCATCACGGCGACCACCAAGCGACATGCGAGCGAATTCCGGTTCAATTGCATGGATTTCCCCAGTGTACGGATTAACACGCTGGTAATGCTCCGCAGCACGCGCGCCAGTTATTTTTTTGGTGGCGTAGACGGCGCAGTATCTTGCACTTGCGTAGGTGACATCTCCGATTGAGATATTTCCTTTGCCCCACAACGCACGGATTGTCTCTGAGTCGTAAACGATGGAGCGAGCGTGCACGCTGTTAGAGCGAACGCGATCATGGACAGCAAGACCAAAGAAAAGCGCGTGATAGTGGGGACGTTGAGTAGTTTCACCGTATTCACCACACATGAAGAAGCGAAAAGGCCCGAGTTTCTTCCGGGCACGTTTCATGAACAGTTGGAAATGTCGATAGTCCAACGACCCGTCCGGCGGAACGTGATCGTCGTCGTAGGTCAGGGTGAGGAACACATTGTCGCGGTGCATCTTGGATTCGCAGTAGCAGCGGATAGCCCATTCCTCCCGCTTGCGGATCCGACAGCCGATGCACTGACCGCACGGTAACTGAATCTCCCTATGACCTTTTTTTTCAGAGAACGAAACCGGGCCGCCGTCCAGCGGTTTGAACGCCGTAAGCGGCCGGTAACACGTCACAGACGCCAGCCACCACGCATGACCTGTCGGTTCACGTTGGCGGTCTTGGTACGCTGAGTGTTGCGCTTGAACTGATGGGCCGAGGAACCCTTGTTCACACCGAATCGACGAGCCATAAGAATGATTCCTATTTGAGAGAAGTGACAGCCTGATGGTGTCACTAATTCCAGTCCATATCAAGTATAGGACTGGTGAGGCGGGGCGCTAACGCTAGCGGTCCACCAACGGGTCCGCCTGTAAAGCCCTGTAGAAGCGCCGGAGAAGACGCTAGGGAATACTTCCCAGCCGGGGGCCGACCCCCCGGACCCTGCGCGCTCGGCCGCCCTCGCGCGTGTGCGGCGGGACGCCGCACGGATCGGCGACGCTACCGCGTCGCCTCCAGGACAGACGCTCGCTCCGCTCGCTCGTGGCGCGAGAAAGCCGGCAGCACAGCACCGGCAAATCACGACGCGCCACTAAGATCGGGCCGCTCTGCGGCCCTCGGGTTTGGCAAGCGGGGGCGGTGCCCCGCGAGAGCAGCCAACCCTACAACGGCTCACGCCGTGGCTTGTCGGACCCGAAACCGGATCCAGACAAGACCGTACATTTTTTTATTTAGAGTGAGAGAGAAAGAGTAGTAACAGATTTAATTTATTGATAACTTGATTGCGGGCAATACAAACGGCCCGCTAGGAGTGAAGAATGAGTGAAAAGACGACAGCAAGAACAACTTTGTTTATCTATGGATACAGCCACATCAAAGACGGTGACAAAGTGGGAGTTAGTCAGATCGCCGTTATGGCGGCGAACAAAGAAGAAGGCGAGCAACTCGCCATCCAACGCGCCGAAGCGCGAGGACACAAGAACATTCGATTGGGTACAGCAAGGGTCTACTGAAGACCCTTTTTAAGAAACGGGGGGCCGAAGCCCCCCGTTTTTTATTCCCCTGCTGGGGGAGTAGGCACCGGAGGTGCAAGCCCGTACTTGCGCAACTCGTCGAGGTTCGACGGATCGGCGCAGTACTCAAGAAACCGTTGGGGATCATTGCCCAACTGGTCACGAAGCGCCGAAGGCATAGACAGGAAAGAACGCTCGGCCTCGCGTACCGCGTGAATCGCCTCGCGGTAGTCAGAGACAGAATCGAAATCACCGAACTGAGGGACCCGGATCGACTCCGGGAGTTTCCCAGTCACACCGAAATTCCGAACGATGTTGTTGATGTTCGCATCGGCCTCCTGAGACTGAATCGTGCGAGTCGGTTCCGGACAAACCAAACCATGAACATCCGACCACGCACGACGGTCGAAATTGACCGACGAGCGACAAACCGGGAACGAAACAACGGGAGTCTTAGCCATGTGATTCACCACTGATAATTAGGTTTAACGTACT